CAGAATTGCCTTTATGTCTGATACTGAATAATCCGATACATTTCTTGTCACAATATATTCTGCACCATAACTCTTTGCACATTCCATTTGTAAACAATCCTCGAAATCAGAAAATTCTTCATTTGCAAGACCAGATAATAATTTTGCTTTGTCTATGCCCTCTACATCAAAAATCGTACATAGGTTTGATAATATTTCTCTTCTTTCCTTTGCAGTATAATCTTTCCTTAATATAAAGAACATATTAGAAATAGAATGAGCTGCAATGCAACCTTTTGTATTTCCCTCAGTACATGATAAAATGACTTTCTTTGCATCCTCAAAGAATGGTTTTCTTTCAAGAAGATAATCAAGTAATACATTGGTATCAATCAGAATTTTACCTACCATATTTATCTTCCCTGTAAGATGCTAATTCTGCATCATCATCGGTAACAGTCCCCTTTTTGCGTAACTGCTCTAATCTTGCAAAAGCATCTTTCCTTTCCTTATTAGAATCATTATATAATCCATTTACACCCTGCATAATCTGAATTACAAAGGATAGCTTATCTTCTGGTATTTTTTCCAGTTCCATTATTGCACTCTGTCTTAATGCTGTCATAGGTCATACCTCCTTTAAATTTTCGGATGAAATCGTCGTTTCTTTATATGCTATTATTTTGCATTTTTGAAGCGATTTTCATAAGATAACTCTGGTTTTAAGTCTACTTTCCATTCAATTAAATCTTGTGGCTGGCATTGTAAAAGCTGGCATATATCCTCAATCGTCTTTGTTGATACATCACACATAAAATCTTTTCCATTGTGACTGTCTTTATACTCTTGCAATTTCTTTTCTATCTGATCCATTGAATCACCACTACACATTTTTAATTTTGTCAATGTGCTTTGTGGTATCAAACCTTTCTGCCTTATAACATAAGTTGTTATGCCTTTATCATCCAACTTCTTCATCAATTTATTATAATTTATCATTAACATTCTCCGTTCAAATAATATACATTATCTTTCGTGTATATTATAACACTCCTTTCCCTAATTTTCAATCAGCATTAGAAGAAGTTGCTACACCTCAACCAATGCCGATTTTTCGCTTATATCATCTTATTTAATATTTTATGCACAATCCTCCATAATAACCGCTTGCCTTCTTTCTGATCCATTTGATATAAGAAGATTTCCATTATCCGTTCCATAAAATCATCTGGAAGCACCGAACCTTGAAAAGATTGCAAGCCTCACAAGTACATTGAAGGTTGCTTACATCATCAGCTCCATTCATAGCAAGCGGTACAATATGATCTAATGTCATGTTGTCGTATGTTATCTTCCTACCACATAAAGCACATCTACCTTTTGCTGTATCGTATATCAATTCTCTTACTTCTTTAGGGAAGTTGATTCTTCCCTTACTTCTGCTAAATTTATATTTTGCATTTGTTTCTATATCCTGTATGTAATATCCGTTTGTTTTTCCCGGTGCTTTTATCATTCTTTCTTTTGCTTTTTCAGTAGTCAGATATATTCGTGCCTCATTTATATCTTTTGTTTTCGCTACTCCTCCAGTTGCGGTCATTCTTACATAATAACTTCCATTCGTCAGTATATAAGCCATAATATCAACCTCTTTTCCATTGAGGACAGCCATTTTTCAGACTGTCCCTTTTATCCTGCATATCTGCTATAAAGACTATTTCTGTTACTGCTACATTCTCCCTTGATACGCTTAAAATACTCTTCCAAACTGAATGAATATGATTTGCTTTGTAAACAAGTACATTTTCCTCTTTTTAATACTGTTATCTCTGCTATAACAACATTATTTGTCAAGGTTAAATTCCCTCTGATAATACTTTCCAATGATTTCCGTAAATCTCTGTATGAGCTGTCAAGATAATATTTCTTTCCGTTGTTTCCCTCATTGACAAAATATACAATTCTGTATGTAAATCTATCTTCAATCATATTGTTAGCAAGACAACCTCTGTCTATATCCATTAAAATATCTGATATTGTGTACATTTCGCTTTACCTCTCTTATAATCGGGGAAGGTTGCCCCTCCCCTTTACCTTTATGCTACATTCTTAATCTCTGTAAAATACTGCTTAACAAGTGCTGTAAGATAGTCAAGTTTTCCGTGTACTATTCCGCTGTCTCTTGTTGAACGGTTAATATCTAATTCAGTCCATGTCTTTCCGTTGATTTCCGTATCTTTTCCCTCTGTGATTAACCAGTGAAGGAACTCGCCAAATTCTTTATCTTCCCTTCCTAACTCTGTAAATGCCTTGAATGTTGCTACAAAGATATAACCATTCTTTCTGTTGAACAGTTCCCTTATTTCGCTTGTAATCTCCGTTGATTCTGTCAATCTTGTAAGTAAATCATTGAGATTTTCAAAATCAAGAATGGTTGCATTTTCATTTAACCATTTGAAGCCTACCTTTGTATCTTTTCTGTACTGGCTCGGATATTCACATAAGATAACCATATCTCCGATGGCTCTTTCAAAAGTTCCGTTTATTCTGTCTTTGTTGTTGCAAGAGTACATATCTTTGAAAAATCTGTTGTCTGCAATTTCTCTTATCTCCCTTGCAAACGCATCTATATATGTAAAAGCTCTCTGTGCCTGGTTCATAGGCTTGCAATTATTCAGTTTGCGTACCAGTTTTGAAATTTGCGTTGTATCGCAATTCTGATGGATTACAACCTCTAACTGATAGCCATTGAATACCTCTTTCAATTCTTCTGGTAACTGCTCATATGTCTTGTTACGAATGTCAAAATCTACATTCTCCCATACAATTTCACCCTGCTTGTCTCGCTTTATATTTCCATCTTCATCAGTTGCCTTTGTCTGATAAGTAACCATATATTCATCAAGATTCTTTGTAATTTTTGCGTTTCCGTATCTGAATAATGATAATGTGCTACTTCTCTGCAATCCGTCAATTATCCATTGTCTTGTGATTCCGTTTGATGTTGTTTCCTCACCTAAAATAATAGGTGGGATATAATCATCTGTCAGAACCGATGCAATCAGTTCATTTACCATGTTTGGATTCCATTGTCCTGATAATCTCTGACATTCCTGGTCTGTTCTGATTTTCTCTGCCTTCATATCCTTTAAATACTGCTCTAATGTGTATGTCTGCTTTCTGATATTCTTCATAGTGATTACCTCCTAAAATAAAATCTTTACATTTTCAAAACTTCTCATAATCTTCATATTTTCGGCATATTCAGTTGATGAAATTTCTAAAATCTGCCGTATGTCTTTAGGTGTGTACCCATCAATCAAAAGGTTTAATATATTTACCTGCTGATTAGAAAGTTTTGAAATGTACTGTTGTACCTTGTCTTGAAATTGTTCGTTGTTGTTTTTGATTACTTCCTCGAATGTGTCAAAATCGGATGCTATAAAATCCAATAGATTACATTCTTCTTCGCTGTCATTAGTTGCATCTAATGAAGTTGTAAATTGATTGATAACTCGTTTTTCTCTGTGTCTGTCTCTTATCTCTGTCTTAAATCTTTTCTTCAAGCAATCACAAAGAAATGTATTAAAACTTGCTCCTTTATCGGTGCTATAAGAGTTGTAACACTGCCACAATGTCATATTTGCAATACTGTAAAAATCGTCATAGTCTGCTTCTGTCAATGGCTCATTAAGCCTCAAAAAGATTGACTTTGATAACTTTTTCAGTAGTCGCATATCGTCTTTACAATATGGCTCTAATACTGTTAAATCTGTACTTGTCATTGTCTCACCTTCTTTCTTGTTATAATGTGGCATTTCTGCCGATAGGCAAGTTGTAATTTAATACCACGGCTTTACCGCTTGCCTCGTTGTGGTTACTTGTCTGCTTTCTTCTTATCCTCGTACCACTTAATAGAATCGCCTTTAAAGTTGGTTTTTGGCTGTAATATGGTACTCTTGCCTACTTTCTGGACTACTCCGTTTTTGGTAACTGTTGCAAATTGTATTGTCTGTGTGTTCATGCTTGTACCTCCTCAAATACTCCACTTCTTAACATATCTGTAAACCAACATTTAAAGTCTGAATATTCTTTCTTGTCTGCCATATCTCTATATACTTCATACATCTGTTTTTCTGTGAAAATTCTTCCTTGTAATGGCTCTTCATAGGTTATATATTTTTTCATTGTCAATCACTCCTATTCTTTAGGGTATCGGGTGGATTGCTCCACCCTTTTTGCCCTACTGATTGCTAACTGCTTGTTACTTAATTCTTAATACTTTGTAGCTTGTAACCTTTTCATATTCTGATAAGTCGCCCAAGTCTTCCTCAAGTCTTTTCTTGTCAAGTGTTGCTCTTGTCT